AGTCTGGGGTATAGGTGCGATATGAAAGGTCTTCCCACTCTATCTTAACTTTCTCATATAGAAATTTTACTTTATGTTCTGTAAGATAAGTAGCAACTATATCTTCCAGCCCACTCCTATACCCATTTTTACGTGCTATTTGGGTAGCACTGTATGCCGACATTAGAAATAAAATTTAAAAGGATAATTTGATGTAGAGCTATGCCCATAACCTAGGGCATCCATCTCTTCACGGATTAATTTCTCAGCTTCTTTACGTCTTTCTAAAGCATTTCTTAATCCTTCAGTTTTCCTTTCCCTATATTCTTTTTTCATATCATATAGTTCTTTTTCTTTTTCTTTAATCATGTCTTCCATTTCTTTTATATCCATATTTTACTCCTTGATATAAACATATGAAACTATTTTAGGTTGTTTAGCACTCGATGGAATAGAGGGTAACTCTTTTACATCAGTCCAACACTCTTTCCTATACGAGCAAAAAGAACAAGTCTTATCTAAAATCTTATTACCTGTTTCCTTACCCCTAAATGTTTCGTTCACTGCATCAAAGCATCTTTCAAATTTATTTTCTTTTACTTTATCTACAGTGTTCTTTAATATAGTTATTTCTTTTTCAATTTCAATACCTGTTGCTGGTACATATTTAAAAGAACAATTGTTTTTATTAATAACCCACCAACCACCGGGATTATAATTACCTGCTTTAGCATATGCAGATAGCTGACCTATATATCCAAATGAATCATTCTCCTTTAGTGTAGAGAAGGAATCAAATTTATTTCTATAAGACCAATCAGATGCTGTTTTAATATCATCAACATCATTATCAATTACTAAGTCATAAGTTCCTGCAATCTTATCTTTACCTAGAGCTAGAGTAACCTTACTAGAATCCTTAAACTCTACGTTAGCTTCTCTTAAAAACCCTTTAAACACTGCTTCAAGTATATCACCTAGTATCATATTGAATATAAAAGTAGATGGTTTAGGTAAAGCAGTCTCTGGTTTATTCTTATCAAACCACAGTTGACAACTAGGTTTACCAAGACTAGATAATCTAAATCTAAATCCTGGTTTACCATCAACAAATTGTTTCTTCAATGCTACCTTGATATCTTTAGTTATAGCATTGATAGTACTTGATGACATTGTTTTTTTACCAACAGTAAAGTCATCAAGTACTTTGTGTAATGCTAGTTCAATAGGACTATGCATTAGTTACTCGGTGCATCTATGTCTATAAACTCATCTGTGATACCAGAGCTAGACGGTTCTCTATGGTTCTTATCCCATTCAGATGACACCCAAGTATTATGCCTATCAATAGTTGACATAAATTCTCTAAAAGTATTTTGGTCATCATCTGAAATAGCAATGCTATCTTTAGAGTTTAGGGTGTAGTTAGGTACAAAGTAAGAACCTGTACTACCCTCTCTTTCTTCAGTATAGATAGTGACATTGTGTTGTATTGGCAATCGTCTTAGTTGTGTAAGTTCTGTAAACAACTGACCTATATTTTTATAACCCTCTTTAGTATCTATCTCCCAAATAAATGGAACAGATTCAACACTACTATTTTCACCACTCTCAGTAACACCATCCTTAAAAGATGCTTCACCAAATATAACACGAGTTCTTTTTACTTGACGTATAATTTCTTTTGTTCCATCAGGTAAAGAATTAAAGTCTTCTATGTAACCACTAGGTTTACCACAATTAAAACCACCCATAGTATCCTTCAAATCAATATTAATATTGTCAGACATTATTGTTTTAACATAGTTAGAAATATTAGAGTCGTACTTCTGATACATAAACCTTTGTAGGAAAGGTCTTATGATTGGCTTCTCTGCATACAAAAGATTTTTATTCATATCTTCAATTGAGTACCAACCTGCAGGCACTACATCAATCGTAGTCTTCCTACCCTTTAGAGATGTCTCTCCCTTAATAGGTTTCTTAACTACCCTAATTCTTGATAGGCTATTTTTATTTTCCTTGGTACTTGTTTGCATACCCATGACACTAGCCATAGCATCAAAGTTATTACTGTCTAAAGTTATTAAGTTTGTCATATTTTTATTTCTCCTCTATAAAGATAATGCGTTATATCACAAAACATCAGTTGTGTCAAGCCAATTATTACCTAATTTTGCTTCAAGTAATAATGGCACATTTAAATCAATGTTCCAGCGTGAATCTATTATTGTTTTTAAATTATCATTAGTATATTTTATTATCTTAATTACATCTTCTACTTCACTAGGATGTATATCAATTACTATACTATCGTGTACAGTATTAACAATACAAGAATGTTTATCCTTTAATAACTTATCCATATAAACTAAGCATAGCAATACACAATCTGCTGTAGCAAAAGATTGTACAGGGTAATTTTTTATTTGTGTAAAAGAAGTTATACTATTATTTTTTAATCTATATACATTATTAAATCTAAACTCTCTACCTGATGGTATCTTAATAGTGTTAGTATCCAATGCTTGTTGTGCTAACTTACGATGCCAATTAGCAACACCCTTATATTTTTCAATGAAGTGTGTGTAGTAAGTAGCTTCTGCTTTTGTCCTACCAAATCCACTAGCACCATACAATGGTGCAAAGGTATGTGCCTTTGAAGCAGTACGAGATATAGGTTGACCAGCATCTGTTATAACTTTTGCAGTATAACTATGCACATCAAACCCTCCCTCTATCTCTTCCATAGCAGTCTTGTCTTGAGATAAAAAAGCAGCCACTCTAAATTCTAACTGTGCAAAGTCTGCTTCAAGTATCTTACCACCATCCCATCTAGAAACAAATACTTTCTTTACAGGAAACGTACCACCCCTAGGCATATTTTGCATATTAGGATTAGCACCACTTAATCTACCTGTTGATGTTCTGTGTTGTAATAATCTTACGTGCAACATATCATCTTGCTTTGTGTGATTAAAGATACCATCAACAAAAGAAGAGAGATAGGTTTCAACTGCACTTAGCCTTCTAACTTTTGTTAGAAAGGAATGAGCAACACTCATATCTTTTTCTTTTGATATCTTTTCTAACACTGCTATGTTTATTTTACTTGTTGTAAATCCATTTGCACTAGCCCACTTAGCATTGGGTGCTTTGAATTTTAATCCAGCAACTTCATTAGTGTTGTCAAATAAAAATCCTGTAGCTAAACAAGTAGGACATTTTGTATCATTAGCAAATGGTGAGCCATCCTTTCTAGTCTTTCTATACTTACCATATCCTTTACAAGTAGGGCATTGTCTAGCCTTAGTTTTGTAAACTATTTGAGTCTTCTTATTTACAATATCTTTAAACGTACTCTCCTTCATATATGGATTGTAAGAGTTTTGCCAATCAGTTTTATCATGTGGTTTGCGACTATAGATAACCCAAGACAATTGTTCAGGACTATTTAAATTTATAGGGGTGTCACCCATTAAGTTATGAACGTGTAATTGTAGCTCATCAATTAATTGTTTTCTTTCTATATTAAATTCATCTCTAACTTTTTCAAGAGTTTCTTTATTAACTTTAAAACCTCTCTTATATATCTTAGCAAGAGTTACACAAACTTCATTTGATAGATTAACTGTATCTAATAAACCATTGTTAGAAGGTTCATTTAATTGTTTAGTTAGAACATTATATAGTTCTTGAGTTGCGTTGATATCAGATTCTAAATACTCAGAGAGTTCAGAGTGTGGTATATCCCTAGTCGAGAAACCTTTTTTATAATACTCTTTTAGTGTTCCTTGTTTCTTAGTATCTAGTTTATATCTTTCAGCACAAGCCGCAAGAGAAAGTGGTTGCTTCTGCCCACGTTGTAAAACGTATTCTGCAATCATAGTATCAAATACTAAACCATCGTATTTAAAACCAGACTCCCACAACCACACCAGGTCATAAGCAATATTGTGACCAATAAGTAATGTTGTTTGATTCAAATAAGACTGAATTAAATCTCTACCATCCAAACTTATTTTATCATTTTCAACGTGGTCAAATGTCACAATATGCTTAGTTCCATTTTCCTGTAGTATACCCACCATAACCAATGAATTTTCAAATTCAAATGGGTCAAGGTGATGTTTACCATCCCTCATTAAAGTAGTGTTTTCTACATCGAGAGTTATTTTCATATCAGCATTAACCTCCGAAAGCTGAAACCAAGAGAGGTGTAACAACTTCTTTAGTAATGCCTAAAGCAAGTACTAATTTAATACCGAAGCTGACAACACCTGAGAAAGTAATCGGGTCCATGTTATCTCCTTTTCTAGTTAAAAACAAATGTTCACACCATGTGAACTTTCTACACTGTATACTATGCATAGTATCTACCAGTCACATAATCTAGATTACAATGTAAAACTCCATGCCAACCTGTTAATTTATTCTTGGCAATATTTATATGTCTCTGTTTGTCCTCTTCAAACTGTCCTTGAACGTGAGGATTACGAGCCAATAGTAATATCAAGTCTGCTTCAGCGGCCTTACCTGTCTTAGAACCTTCAAGCATACTCTGATTTAAAACAACTTTACCTTCAGCTTCTGTAGATAATTGTGATACATAGAATACAACACAACCATATACCTTTGCTATCTGTCTTGCGTGAATAACATTTGCTTTTAAGGATTCGTCTTGTCTTACAAACCCTTGCATTGTTGCAAACTTATCACCAACATCTACTATTAAAACATCAGGCTTCTCAATCTTACAAACAGTTTCTACATATGTCATTTGTTTATCGTGTGTTTCCATAATCTTAATGTTGTTATGTACTTTACCATACAAACTCTTCACCTTATCATAGTCATCATAGACATATGGGTGTGTAGTTCTGTACTGTTCATCAGTTGTGTAACCTGATGCAGAAGTTATATACCTTTCTAAAACTCTGTCAGCAGTTTCTTCATTAACAAGTAAGACACACTTAGCTCCTTGATGAGCAAACCCATTTGGTGCGGCAATTAAACTAGCAAGGAATGAAGTCTTACCCGTGTTAGGTCTTGCACCTACAATAGCAAAGTGTCCAGCATTAACTCCTGGAATCCTTTTAGATAGGGTAGGTATATTAAATTTCCATTTGTATTTTAATTTTAGATTTGACAACACACTATCCATATCTGAATCATGCCAATCTAAATTCATGTTAGGTGTAAAGTCATCACCATACTTATCAAGTATACCACGCAATGGTTCAAGGGTTGACTGTGTACCATTGACATAATCAAATCCAAGATTAGCTATGTCTTCACCTACTACTTGTTGAAATAGTTTTGATAAAACATCTGAAGCTACATCATTACCCATAGGCTTTTCAGATTTTATATTCCTAAATAACCTAGCATAGTTTTCTTTTTGTGCCGTTGTTAGGGTAGGATTTATTGAAATAAAGTATGCTTCAATTTCGTCAGGTGTCATAGTTCTTTTAAACTTATCCATTGATTCATCAATAGATTCTTTTATCTTACGAACTTCTTTACTAAACAATCTATCAGGACATTTACTACCTTTATGTTCATCATAAAATTCTTTGTTCATTAAACTTCTAATTAATGTTAGTTCCATACAACCTCTCTAATAGTATTTAAATCTTCTTCATTCTTATATTTTAAATCATCTGTTAACTTAACTGCTCTCACAGTACTAACATAATTTCTTAACTCTCTCACCATCTCTAGACTCTTTAACATAGCATCAGGGTCTAATGCGACAGTGACTGTAGAGTATTGTGATAGGAGGTCTTTGTGCTTTTCCAAGAGATTTGTTCCAAGTAGTGCAACCCCAACTATGCCGTTAACACTACCAGCAACATTTGCACTGATGCAATCCTCCACGACCACTGCCGCATTACCACTACCAAATTGATATGGGAGAGGTGACTTACCATATCGTTTCCACTTTGGTAGTTTTCTTGTCAATGCTTTCCCAACGGCATCAACAATTCTGTTTCCATACTTAATAGGAAATACAACTCTGTCTTCCCTAGCATCATACATTAAATCAAGTATAGGTATTCCCCATGTATTTACAAATTTTATTACTGCTCCTCTGTTCTCACCAGGTACAATACAATCAGGTAGAACAAAGTCACAATCTTTTTTATCTTTAACTTTAAATAAAGTAATTAAATCTTCAGCATTAAGTATAGCTTTCTTCTTACCTCTTACATTACAAGATAACTTATAACAATTCCAAACTAAATGACCATCATCATTTGATATAGTAAAAGTATTATATCCACCACAGTGAGGACAACTTATTCTTTTTGTCTCACCTAACTGTAAATCTAAACCTAAGTTTTCCATATTCATATTAACACCTTGTAATGTATAAATATTACTTACCATAATTTTGTCTTTTTGTCAAGGCATTATTTGCTGAATCGAAAGTATTTTTAATATAAGGTTGCACAGACTGAGGATGAGAGTGACCTGTAACTGCCATTATCTGTGTAATATCTACCCCAGCTTCAACCATTTCTGTAGTTCCTGTCCTTCTTAAATCAGATAGTCGTAAGTCACTAGGTAGATTAGCCTTACTCATAATTCTTTTAGCAAACTTTGGTAAAACAAATTCTGAATAAGGTAAGAACCTACCTCTGTAAGGCATAGGTCTTGGTGCAACATATTCCTGGAAATCAAAATCTTCTTTCTGTTGTTCTAACATCTTAAACAATTCATCTGATATAGGTAGGAACACTTCTGCTCTACGTTTAGACTGCTCTATATGCACTCTTCTTTTAGACATATCAAAGTTATCCCATTTTAAAAGTCTCATATCTCCTAGTCTTTGACACCATTCGTATGCCATCTGTGCAATCAAACCTATATTTCTAGTTTTAAAATCTGAATAAGCTACATCTAAGAAATCTTTTATATGTTCCTTAGACCATATTACTTTCCTTGATTCCTTTGTTCTTCTTTTAATTGCGGCAAATGGATTAACTGTTACATACTCCATACGAATACCATGATTAAAGATAACTCCTGCCATAGTTCTGACATGATTAGCTAATGATATACCTCTGTCACACCACTTGTTATATGCAAGTTTTGCATACCTAGTTGATAAACTTGTTAACCGAATCTTGTTAAACTCTTTTGTCTCAACCTTTGTATCTAAGATTACAGATAATAAATATGTATAATTCTTTTTTGTTTCATTTCGTAAACTTAAATACTCATGTGACAAAAGATAATCATCAACTAATTCATGTAAATATTTCATAGGCTTGTCCTAAAATGTAATAGTAAACATATTAAAAAGTACCATCCAAGAAATTCAAATATAGTCATTAATCCTCCACAACAATTAAATGTTTGTCCAGCCAATCAGCAGATACACCATCCTTGACTAGCTTATCTTTTAATAAAGTTTGTAAGTCACTCTCTTCTAACTTACCTACCTCTTCATACTCTTCACTATCAACCTTGTCAACATCAGTATGTATTCTAAGTTCTCGCATTACTTCCTCCTTTTAAATTCATATTTTGCAGTTTCATAAAAGCCTGTTATCTTCATATCAAAGCTAGTTACATCACCATAGTTATCCACCAGGTAATCATAAATCATATCAGCTAAGTGGTCTCTATCTACCTTCTCAAAATCAACTGATGGATTTATTTCATACTTACCTTTTAAACTAGTAAGTTGTTTCTTATGATGTTTATATAATAATAATTCATCATCATTTATTTCTGACATATAAATCTCCTTTATTGTTTGTTTAATGCTTGTATTAATTCTGACATACTTTTAGAATCAGCTTCTATTTCTTTAGTCATCTCAATACCAAAGTCAAACCCTCGATTATAAAATGAGTTATCATCTTTTGTTTTATTTTTTACACCAGTAATTAAACCATCTCTCACACCTTCATTATATCTTGCTATGATAAGATTAATTAATACTGCTTTATCTTTTACATTATAACTTATAAACTCATCAATGTTGCTCATGTAAACTCCCTTTGTTTTCTACAATCCTATCCTCTAATTTTTCTATAGATAGGATAGCATCTTTAAGTATGTCAAGAAACTTGATAGCGTTTGGGTGCATCTTATCAGCATCACAAACATCAAATATAATTTCTTGTCTAACATCATACATATGAAATAAAATCTCTTGCATCTTTGTATGAAATGAATCTGTCGTATGGTGTGTATCAGTTTTACTCATTTATACCTCCAAATATATGTGATACAACATCAACTGTCCAGCCGTTGCCTAGCATCTTGTATCGTTGTGTCTTGGACACATGGTTAG